AGCCACTACATTCCTCTCCCTGGGTAACAGATAGTACCATCTGCAACAAGGAAGCGAGGGCGAATGTTTTCAATCGGTGGTGGGAGGGCGCCTTGACTCCTCTCATAGAAACTCCAACACCGTCTGTTCTGACGCAGCTGCTCCATTAGCGCTGCACCCTCTTCAAAATTACTGAGGGTCGCCTTAACGATAGAAGGCGTCATATACAGAGTCCACAAGTACAATGGACGAAAATCCGCTCCAGACTCGCGTGATTCGCAATACCTTACAGGAAAGGTCACTCCTTGATGCTCACAGACAAACTTAGTGAGCTCATGGAGCCGCAGTGCAACTGCGTCGCGAAACACAACAGGATGAGGCGCTCGGGGGTGTGTACGGTAAAGCATCGCCGCTACAACACGCAGGTCCGTACGCGATGGACCAAATTTCCCGACAGGTGGTAAGCCAACACCACCGTACTCACGAGGTACAAACCAAGGGATGCGGTTCTGCGTGAACAGTTCTAGCGACTTCGCATTCGCTGATAAGAACTTCCGCATGAGCATTTCCTTGTTCATACTCGTCGGAGCTAAGCGCAACAGCTCGGAACATCGACTGGACAGATCTGAGTCGAGTTCCAAAGCCCCTGTCTTTCCCCCGGATCGCTTTAATCCGCGCAGCAGGCCAAAATTCACATAACCAGTTTGTACGAAGGACTGGAAGTCGCCACAGACATCGGCGCACTTACGTGTCTCCCACAGAAAGTTAGTGGAGTTCACGTTTGCGAATTCTTTCGAGTAGTAGCACTTGCCAATGCTCTCCTCTAGACCTGCCATGGTGGACAAAGCTTTCCACCACAGTCGCCCGTTCTCTCCGATACGGAAAAGGCAATCATCACCATTGATGAGTAAGGGAAGTCCAGCAATCAATCTCTTCTGATGTCTCCGACCCAGGCGCAAGGTTTTGCCCTGCCCGAGTTCCATGGCCATACGACAGACGGTCGCGTTGGCAAGACACAGAATTGGAAATGAGATGATGCTCCCCATCAATTGGCCGGCTCTCTGAGGACGAAGTTCAGACTTTGTCTTGTCATCAGGATTCAGCATGTTGTGACCAGTGAGTGCGCGCAAGCCAAGTGCGGCGATCCCAGCAGGGAATTCACAAACATTGCAGATCTCGAGCCAGATTGCTTCGGAAAGCTCCCCGCGTAAGTTGTCGGTGGCGGCCTTGTAATCTCCACTGAGGTAGGCCTCTCCTTCCGCCAACGGCCCGATTACGTCTTCGAGAATGTCTGACGTAACGGGTTTTCCAACCAACTGAAACACAGGATGGTCAGCTAGGATCTGCCACATGAACTTCTGAACAGGCTTCAAACAGAAATATGTGAGCGGTGGACCTTTGCTGATCACCCGCACCTTGAGCGCCTCAGGCAGGGCGACAAGTGCTGTGTCGGGCTCTTCGTTGGCGGCCATCTGCAGAACTGACAGATAGGTCGCCGTGAATCGAGCGGAAAGTTGGTCGTAGTTGGTAACAACGAACGCTTTGGGCGGCACCGTGGGTGCATGCCGACCCTCCTCGTGGACGACGTAGTCATCCGACGGTAGTAGCCACTCTTGCTGCTTGAGTAGTGCATACTGACCGTCGGGCGTCGTGGACACCACGGGACGGAATATGGGCAGAACATCATCTTGATTAAGAAGACCTAGATCAATCAGATGGCCCAAGGTTCCATGATCGCTGCGAGTGTTATTGTAATTCGCAGACAATGAGGGCATGAAGGCCCGCAGTAGTTGCGCGTCGTCCAGACGCCTACCACGAAACACTTCTCGGACGGTACGACGAGACTCCTCAAGCAAATCGTCGAAGGACACCTTCTTCTCCTGACCATGGACCTGTGCGTAGCGCACGGGTTCCACAAACGTTGTAAGTACTTTGAACGTCTCGGTTTTCGCCTTGTCTCTTGCGCGTAAACCAGGTCTGGGAAGGCCCTTCTTCAACTGCAGAATGGATGTAAGGAACTCCATCCTGCCACGCGACCCAGCAGGATTCATGCGCAGATAGCGACGAATGAATCTCTGGGCCTTGCCGGTCAACAGATCACCTGGATTATCTTTTCCCAGGGAAGGTGACTGTGGCAAGTCCTGGCCAGTGTGAAAAGAGAAGAAAGCGGCGAGTTTGTACTTCGCCCACTTCACCCATCCACACTGCAGTGCGTGTGCAGCCCAGTGCTTAACGGCGTCACTTTGTACGTAGTAGTGATCATCAAAACCGTAGAGCACGAGGAGCTCAACCAGGGTCGCGATGCAGGAAACAAGAGCACCGCGATCTTCATCAGACAGAGCCGGGTCTGACGGGAGCTTTGGGGTTACCGACCCCACGACTTCTACCATGTCGTTGTCACCAGCGGGTGACACGTTTCGTTTGACTTCGGGGATAGACATCAGTCTGTTTTCCAAAG